CAGAAGTTTTGTAAGGTTACCGATTTGTGGTGGTAATTTAGTTAAATTATTATTATCCAAATAAAGTGTCCTAAGGTTTTCAAGCTTACCGATTTGTGGTGGTAACGATTCTAAATTATTCTCCAACAAAATAAGTGTCACAAGTTTTGTAAGGTTACCGATAGATGATGGTAATTTGGTTATTCTATTCTCACCCAAATCAAGTATATTAAGGTTTGTAAGGTTACCAATTTCTTTTGGTAAATTGGTTAAGTTATAACCTGATATATCAAGTATTTTAATATTCATGTTCGTAACACCGAGGTTACGAAGTGCATGAGGAACGTTGGATCTGGAGTTACTCATATACATTTACGTAATATTTTATCTCACTTTATGATAAGATGATACTCGCGTTACTTCTACTTATCATAAACGTATATATAATCATTAACACTAAAGAACCCGAGAAAATATCAGAAATTAAGAAAAGGTATAAAATACTCAGGGAACACCTCAAAAAGGAAAATATAGAAAAGTTTCAGGTTATAACAAAAGAACTCCCTATATCCTATTTCAAAAAAATAGATGGTCATATAGGTTACAATACGGATAAAGGTAGTGAAATAGGTCTGTGTATAGACGGTGAAATTAATGAAATTTTCCACGTTCTTTTACACGAACTTACACACTCCACCGTTGAAGAATATTCACATTCACCCGAATTTTGGAAAAATTATAAAGAACTCAGGGAAATAGCAATTTCGTTAGGTATATACAAAGAAATACCAGATAAAACAGAATTTTGTGGTAAACATGTTCAGGATAAATAATATATCTTATAATTATACATAAAAGATGGAAGGTCCAAGCAATTTTGAACTTGTACAAATGATACTCCTTTGGTCTACAATTTATGCGTTATCTACGATACCTTTACACACCGGAAATTTCTGGGCAAACTTAACTATACTAACTTTTGTTATACCAGTTTTCATTGGTAAAATAACTAAAGGTGGTCACTTTTTCGGGTTAGCGTCTCTCGATATGAAAGTATTAACCGTGATGTCCCTTTTGGGATTTTTAGCCGTTTTAAGTATAACATACATGGATGAAAGCCTTAAAAAGGAATTTGAAAATTATGGTCAAACTATAAGAAGTACCGGTATTGTTTATGGTCTTCGTATGGTTGGATTTGTAGTTGGCTTATTGTTAGTTCTTCCTTTTGTTAAAAGAGAAGGATTATATGCCAATTCCATGAATAATAATGTTTAATTTTAATTAATTAACATATTTAGAAGCGGTATAAAATGCAACTGCGGCAACTACACCAGTTGCTGCTAAACCAACAGCACTTCTGTTCCCGTGATCGTTAAGAAACTGTGGTACAAAGTTAGCGAGTTTTTCTTGAACTGGCTTACTAATTGCTATCGCAGTACACACTGCGACGACGAGAGCTTGAAACTGATCATCAGTCAAATTAAATGGATTTTTATTATCGGAACTTGTCTTTTCGGTTTGTTGTTGTGTAGGTTGTTGTTGCACTAACATCATTGGAGCCTGTGCTTGAGCCTGTGTCATTCGTGGGTCTTGAGCCATCATTGGTGGTTCAAGTGGGGCTTCAACTTGTCCCATAATATCTGAAATAGGTGTAGAGTCCATAGTCTGTTTATTTTCACTCACATTTTTTTCAGGCATAATATTCTGCGGTTGAGTAGGTGGACCATTTGGAATAAAATTTGTTGATTGGTTATTATTTAAATTAACCATACCGTCACCAGAATCAGAAAGGTTTAATGTTGGTATATCCGTCATATATTTATGTACAAGTTTTTTCATTATAGACGATAACGCATTAGCCTGGATTAATGTCGTAAAGTATAAGTTGGATATAAACATCCTAACGTTTTCATAAACTTTGGTAAATCATTCAACTTATCATATTCAGACATGTCGGTATCTATATAAATAGTATGTGTAGCATGACATACGTCTATCAATAATCTATACCCATCGTCACTAACTAATGTATCCGTTTTTATCTTATTAAAATTTGGGTATACATCAGTTTTTTTATCGTTTGGTGAATATGGTGGTATAAGAGCTGGAGATGGTAATGGAAATATATTCAAAGCTGAACTTATTCTTTTAGAAAAAATTCTAATCATTTCTTTTTAATAACTTTTAATGGTGTTGTTTTTTTAACTGTATTTCTATCACCCATTTTCATATTACCATGTCTTGGATTAAACATCTTTTTATGTGTTTGCCAATACTGAGGTGCACCAACCTTAAAATTTTTACGGAGTTTTGCCTTATACCAAAACACACAATCCTCTATTCTATTACTCTTAGACGTATTATCTAAAACCAAACACTCGTAATTCTCAGTACACGAATCCATAACTTTATTGAACATCTCAAACGTTGGAAAAATACCAAAAAAGGATTTATACAACTTTTCACGATTTTGAATAATATTTTCACGAAGAATAAATACGTAATCAACATTTGCCCTGAGTGCTGGTGGAAGATCCATACAATATTGCATTGTAAGCATGAAAAATATCTTCCAATGTCTCCCATTCATAAAACACTGTCTAATACACGTATCTTTCATAAACTTAGAATCGTACATACAATCATCTAAAAGGAGAAACGTACCACAATTTTGTTTCCCTGCTCCAACCAATTTCCTTTGTCTCTCCATAACACGTTCTATAGCATCTCTATCGTAATCACCATAAATGAAAAGATCGGGAACGTACTGTTGATAATAATGATTACCTTCTTCTGTAGCAGATAAGACTATTCCTGCTGGTAAATGTTTCTTATGATACAAAATATCTGTGACCAGGGTTGATTTACCCGTATTACGTTTTCCGATAAAAACACAAACTTTATCATCTGCCATACCCTCGGGTTTGAATTTTCGAAGTTGAAGATTCATCTAATTTAACGCCTCGTTTTAATTTGTAATATTTTACTCACATAAAGTAAGAATGGCTGGTCGAATAAACCTTGCTGTCACAGGAGCTCAGGATCAATGGTTCACGGGTAAACCCGAATTTTCATATTTCCTGATGAATTTTAAAAGACATACAAAATTTTCAGTAGAAGCTATAGAAACTCCATTCGAAGGTGATATGGATTTTGGATCATCCAACGAGTGTTTAATACCCCAAAACAAAGGTGATCTTATCCGAAGTATGATGCTTAAATTTACTTTACCAGATCCTACTAGTGCAACTTGGAGTGAAAGTGGTAAAGATCTAAGATACAAAAAATCAATAGGTTCTTCTATAATAGAATACGTGGATTTACTCATAGGTGGTCAAACAATAGAACGGTTAACTGGTGATTACATATACATGTATAACCAACTACATAATAACATGGACGATACATTACAAACACTATACTTCTTATCAGGTCATGATAATTACATTAAACAAAGTTACGATTGGGATTACAATGTTTTATTACCATTTTACTTTTTTAGACACCCAAGCTTATCTATACCGGTATGTGCTATAACAAAACAAAAAGTTGAAGTTCAAATTAAATTTAAGGAACTCAAAGATATTACCGTAAAATACACGACGAGTAATGGTGCCATCGAAGATCCACCATCAGACGTATCTTCGTCTCTTAAAAAAGTTTCACTTGTATCAGATTTCTATTTCATTTCGGATGACGAGAAGAATTTTTTATTAACGAGACCAATTGAATATGTTATTACACAACTCCAAATGTCACAGTTTAAACTTAAAGCTGGTGAATCTAAAAAATCAGTCATGCTTAACTTTAAAAATCCCGTTAAGGAAATGTTTTTTATGGCGGTTAGCGATGACGTATACAAGTATAATCCAATTAAACATGTCAATATGAAATTTAACAATAATACGATTATAGATGCAGATAACTTAATGTTAAGTTACGAACAACCACTTAAATATTACACAGGGACCACAGATAATAATTTCGGTGTGTATAGTTTTTCTATAAAACCCGAAACGTATTACCCAACAGGACAAGTTAATATGAGTAGAATAGCACACAATTTAATAGAAATCGAACTCGATAATCCAGACTCAAGTTTTGGACACAAAGTTTACGTATACGCTGTAAATTACAATGTATTACGCATAGACGCAGGACTCGGTGGTTTAAAATTTTAGTCAGTTATAATAGTAATGGCTGGTCGAGTTCAATTAGAAACATCTGGCCCACAGGACGCCTTTTTTACGGATGATCCCGAATATACATACTTCGTAAAAAACTTTCAAAAACATACTAACTTTGCACCCTTTTACCGTGATTTAGACGTAAATGGAAACGTAGAGTTTGGTGAAATAATTAAGTGTACTATACCACAAAACCAGGGTGACCTTATTAAAACCGTAAGTTTAAAAGTAGAATTAAACCCAATCGACCAAAGTTTATTGGGTGGATGGAGTGGATTCGGATACGTCGAATCTATAGGCCATGCCATGATTGAATACGCAGAACTATATATTGGTAACAATCTTATACAAAGAGTACCTAGTGATTTCTTAGCGATTTATTCTGAAAATTACGTTACACAAACGAAACAGTCCTGTTTAGATAAACTCGTTGGTAAACCACCTACAGAATTATCAGGTACAGCCGTTTCAGATAATTCTATTTTAGGGTACCTAGGACACGCTACGACAAATCAAAAATACTTTGTTGATATACCATTTTACTTTTATAATAACCCAGAATTGGCTATACCTATATGTTCTATAGATAAACAAGAAATTGAAATTGTTATTAAACTACGAGACGTAAAAGACTGTATTTACGGAACATTCAGTGGTGATGCATCATACACAGGTGCATCACCCAAAGGACTCATTAAGAGTCTAAAAATAACAACGGAAATGGTTTCTTTAGACAAAGACGAAAAAAGAAAATTAAAAAAAGAAAGAAAAGACTACGTCATAACACAAATCCAGGAGAGTCGTGATATCATAGCACAGGGTACACCCGGTGACAATTCAATAGTTGATTTTAAACATAGACTCCAATTTATAAACCCCATAAAGGAATTGTTTTTCGTAATTCAACGTAAACGTAAAGTTGTTGAAGGATTTTTCATTTCGCCATTTAACTACGATTCACCTCATATGATTATAGATAACATATACACAAATTTTGAAAATCTTAAAAGTCTCGAATTTAATCTTGGAGATTCTACTATTTTAAATGAACAAACTGGTAACGCCATAAATTTACGTTCAGTACAAAGTGGTATACATCATTCAAGAACGCAATTATTTAGGAGGTACTATTCGTATAGTTTTGCTTTAGAACCAGAAAGGTGGTATCCAACAGGACAAGTTAACTTTAGTTTAATTAAAGACCAGATTTTGAAATTAAAATTATACCCAGATACATCTGCAGAAAGAGAACTTAGAGTTTACGCACATAGTTATAATATACTCCGCGTAGAGAACGGTACAGCAAAAACAATATTTAATACATAATGAATCAACAAGAAAAAGACGCCACGGAATCTTTACTCGAACAAGTACAAGAGTCCGCAATTAATATTATCCAGCCCGTCATGGAAAAATCAATGGTATTTGCAGCAGAATACGCGAAAGCTTGTGGAAGAGACATTGTTCTTAGTGAAGATGTAGAATATGCTATGAAATACTGTGCAATGAACGAAGTTGGTAAAAAAATGGGTACACACTTTCCAGAAATTTACGAAGATGAATATGATACAGAAGAAGACGAAATTGAAGTAATTGACGAAGATGAAGAAGGTATAGA